ATTTACAGATAATCTACTTCCGAATCTACATTTCAAATATAATGTATTACCAATAAATTTATATGTGAAATTACTAACAGATTATAATTTTGATAAATTGGTTGTTGTAACGGATAATGCTCGTGCTACATGGTTATTTGAATTAAATAATCGTCTTAAAAAGATTAATAAAACTTTAGAAGTAATTAGTGGTAATATTTGGGATGATTATATGATTCTAATTAATGCTAAATATATTGTAATGGATATGTCAACTTTCACTTGGACCGCTCATCTTGCATCTCCAAGAACACAAAATGTATTTATGTGGCCTTTATTTTTTACAAGATTTTTAGCAAAATATAGGCAATATGTTGATATTATGCTATTTAATGAAGCTGATATGATGAAAAAAGAAATCATCAATTCAATTAAAATAAACAAAAACAATTGGAACGAACTAAATGAACTTATGAGTTTGTGTGGTGGTATTCGATATGGTGAAGGATATACTACTCAAGATTTATATGAAGATACTTTATCAGAAGTAGAAAATGTTCAAAACTATTGGTTGAATGATGAATATCCTTATTGTGTATCAAAAGGATTAGTAAATGATATAGGATATAAATTTGTTGGTTATGACAAATAGTTGGTATTACAGAGAAATGGGTAGTAGAGATAAGAAAGGTAATCTTAAATACTACCAAGTAAGAGTTACTGATTACAAGATTGATGATTGCGAATGTCCAGCAAGGTCATTTCGTTCATATTCCCCTTGTAAACACATGAAAAGATTACATGAAAAAATATCACATTTAGCAATTTAAAATATTTTTTGTATATTTGTAGAATATGTATAACAACGCAACATTTATAGATAAAGAACAACTAAAAAATCTTAAGAAGATTGATACTTGGTTAGATTCCAATAAATATAGGTATGATGAACATACATTTATGGAATTGAGACAATTAATAACAAAGATTCAAGAAAAGGGATATTATTATGAATCAGAAGCTACAATACTTAATATGATAGCAGATGAGTATAATGAATCTAAAAAGAAAAATAAATGATATACGACCCAAATAATCCAATATCTGATGAAGAGTTAGATAAGATTGCAAAAGAAGATTTTGATAAGTTTTTAGAATACTTAGATTCTAAAACAGAATATCTAAAATCTAAAACAAGACCTTTAAATACTTATGAGATGAAAAAGTTTGCATCTATGGCGGCTGCAAACGAAGGTAGACAAATAAGTGATAAAGAACTTGAATTTGCAAAAAAGATTGGAAAAAAAAACGAAAATAAAATATTAAATAAAAAGAAATAATTATGGCACAAATTATAGGAGCAGGTGGTCAACCACTTGGAGAAGAAAAACCTTTAGATATTACAAAAACAGAACCAGTAGGTTGTACAAAATGTGGTGGAGAGGTATTTATTCAAGGATTTTCATTTAGAAGAGTATCTGCAATTCTTACAGGTAAACCAAAAGATGAATTATTACCAGTAGAATTATTTTTATGTGGTGATTGTGGTGAGGTTTTAAATGAATTATTACCAAAAGGATTAAAAATGGAAGATTAATGGCTAAAACAAAAACATTATTTGACCACATAAAGGCAGTAACACAATTTCAAGACCCAAAGTATTGGGATAAACTTGAAGAAAGTGATAAGAAAACATGGAGTAATTATATGATTCATCGTTTCTTATCTATGAATTCTGATTGGATAGAAGTTCTTTCAGAGATACAACCATATACCCAAGTATTGGAACCAAAACAATTGTATCTTTCACTTATTGGTATCTTACCAAAGGGTAGATATTACATGAGATATATTAAAGGTAAAAAAGCTAACAAGTATGAATCTTGGTTAGTTGATTTATTAATACAAGATTTCATGTGTTCTTCAAAAGAAGCAGAAGATTATTGTGAAATACTATATGCAACTAAAGAAGGTAGAGAAAACATAAAGTATATTTGTGAAAAATATGGTGTAGATAAAAAACAAATAACTAAACTGAAATTAAAGGTTTAAAAATTTGGATTTCTCGATTTTTTTTCGTATATTTACATAGTAAATAAAACATAAAAGTATGGCAAGAGTAAGTTATTCTCAGTATGGTATGTATAGTTCATGCCAACAACAATACAAATTAAATTATATAGATAAGTTGGGTATTAGTAATGCTAATATTCATCTTATTTTTGGTTCTGCCATGCACGAGGTGATTCAACATTTCTTAGATGTGATGTACAATGTTACTAAAAAACAGGCATTACAACTGAACTTAGAAGAGATGTTACATTCTAAACTTATAGAACATTTCACAAAAGAAAAAGAAAAGATGGGTGAGGAAAACCCATGTACTCAAGAAGAATTAGTAGAATTCTTTGAAGATGGAAAACAAATACTAAAATATTTTACAAGTAAATTAGATAAGTTATATACTAAAAGTGGTTATGAACTTATCGCAATAGAACAGAGATTAAATGCTGAGATAAAACCTGGTGTTCATTTCATTGGTTTTATTGATGTACTTCTAAAAGATAAAACTACACAAGATTATATCATCATTGACTTGAAAACTTCAACAAGAGGTTGGAACAAATATCAAAAGAATGATAAAGTAAAAACCTCTCAGATGTTATTGTATAAAAAATTCTATTCAGATAAGTACGATATACCTTTGGATAAAATAAAAGTAGAATATCAAATACTAAAAAGAAAGTTATGGGAAGGAGCAGATTTTCCTATACCAAGAATATCAAAGTTCGTTCCAGCAAATGGTAAACCTTCAATGAATATGGCATGGAAAAACTTCATGGGGTTTGTTGATTCAGTATTTGGTGATAATGGTGAAATAATCCAAACTGAATTTCCTACTAATAAAGGTAAACCTTGTGATTGGTGTGAATTTAAAGAAAGAGGATTGTGTTCTGCATGGAATTGATATGTTTTTTTAATTTATATATATTTATATAAAACAATAATAAATATGTTATGGCAGATACAAAGTTAACAACTGTTAAAATAATAAAAAATCTTTATTCAAAATTTAAAAAGATTTCATTTGATTCTAATATTACTTTACAAAAATTAGTAAATAGGTCAGTTGATAAGTACATTGAGGATGAAGATTTTAGAAGTGAAATAAATAATTATCAAAACCTACAAGAAAGCGGCTCCGCATTTTAAAAAATGAAACAACAAGACAACGGAAATCCACAACTTAACCAAACTCGTAATGAATTCAACGATAGAGTTGAAACTAAAAAGTATTTAGGACAAACTATGAGAGTTAAGTTAAACAATTACAGAAGATTTAGAACAATTTAAATAAAGGTTAATGGCAAAAAAGAAAATTCTATTGTTATCAGATGACTTGAGAATGTCATCAGGTATAGCAACAGTTTCAAAAGAATTAGTTTTCGGAACATTTGAACACTATGATTGGGTACAATTAGGTGCAGCAGTAAATCATCCTGAAAAAGGTAAAGAAATCGATTTGGGTGAAGATGCTAGAAAAGTAAGTGGAGTAAAAGATGCTTCACTTAAAATTATACCATGGACTGGTTATGGTGATGCAAACATTCTTAGAGAACTAATCATGAGACATCAACCTGATGTAATTCTTCACTTTACTGACCCAAGATATTGGAGATGGTTATATGAAATGGAAGCCGAATTAAGACAAAACATTCCAATTCTATTTTATCATATATGGGATGATTTGCCAGACCCACATTATAATAGAAACTATTATGAATCGTGTGATTGGTTAGGGTGTATCTCAAGACAAACTTATGGTATTGTAAGTAGAGTTGGTAATATTGATTCAGAAACAATCAAACCATTAGAAGATTGGCAAGTATCTTATGTACCGCATGGTATCAATTCAAACACATACAAACCAACTGAAGTACCACAAGATTTTAGAAAACAATTACTTGGTGATAAAGATTATAAGTTTGTTTTATTTTGGATGAATAGAAACATTAAAAGAAAACAACCATCAGATGTAATATGGGCTTTTAGTAAGTTTGTAGATAAATTACCAAAAGAAGATAAAGATAAAGTATGTTTGATAATGCATACAGCACCAAGAGACCAAAATGGTACAGATTTAATAGCAGTAGCAGATAGAATAGCACCTGGTTGTGATATTAAATTTTCAACTGAAAGAGTAAACCAACAACAATTAAATTGGTTATATAACTTATCAGATTGTACAATCAATATAGCAGGTAATGAAGGATTTGGATTAGTAACTGCTGAATCAGTAATGGCAGGAACACCTATTATTCTAAATGTTACAGGTGGAATGCAAGACCAATGTGGATTCAAAAAGAAATCTACTAAAAAATACTTTACTGCTGAAGATTATAAACAAATCGGTTCACTTCACAATTACAGAGAATGGGAAGATAAAGTAACTCATGGTGAGTGGGTAAAGCCAGTTTGGTCAAGAGTTCAAACAATGGTTGGTTCACTTCCAACTCCTTATATTATTGATGATAAAGTAGATGTTTACGAAGTAGCAGATGCAATTAGATACTGGTATGATAAAACACCAGAACAAAGAGATAAGGCAGGATTAAAAGGTAGAGAAGAATTCTTGGGTGAAATGGGGTTAAATCATACAAATATGTGTAAAACACTTCACGATGGAATTCAAACTACACTAAAAAATTGGAAACCAAAGAAAAAGTTTAATGTATATAAACTTAGGTAATGAGTAAACCAATCTTTATAGTTAGATTTCCTGGTTATTGGACTAACAATCAAGTCCAAGAATCTCGTAAAGCAATTCATAACATGAAAGAACTTGGTAATGATTATCATGTTTTAACTTTACAAGATAACGAAATTGAAACTACAAGATTTGAATGTTATAATTCACCTAACGAACCAGAAAAGTTAGAAGAAATTACACAACTAACAAAACTCTCAATAGAGAGATGTTTAAGAAACGAAGAAGAAAACAGATTAAGAGAATTAGAAGATGAATAAACCATTATTAGTATTTCAGGCACCAGTAGCAACAAGAAGTGGTTATGGTGACCATTCAAGAGATATCTTGAAATCATTATTTGAATTGGATAAGTACGATGTAAAGATTGTACCAACAAGGTGGGGAAATACTCCACAAGACCAGATTGACCCTCAAAGTGAGTTTGGACAAAAACTTTTACAAAATATTGTTACTAAAGTTGATAGACAAATAGATATTTTTATTCAAGTTTCAGTTGCAAATGAATTTAAAAAAGTAGGTAATTATAGTATTGGGATTACTGCAGGAGTTGAAACAACAATTGCACCACAAGAATTTTTAACAGGTGCAAATAATATGGATTTAATTATAACTCCATCAGAGTTTACAAAAGAAACTTTAGTTAAAACAACATTTACTCAAGTTGATAAACAAACTAAACAAGAAGTTGGAAAACTTCAATTAACTAAACCAGTTGAGGTTTTATTTGAAGGAGTTGATACTACAATATTTGATGGTAAATCTAAATCATCTATATTGGATTCAGTTGATACTGATTTTAACTTCTTATTTGTAGGACATTGGTTAGCAGGAGATTTAGGACACGATAGAAAAGATGTAGGAATGATGATTAAAACATTTTGTACAGTTTTTAAAAATTTACCAAAGAAACAACAACCAGGTTTAATTCTTAAATCATCTCACGCTGGATTTTCAGTTGGTGAAAGAGAAACTATTTCAAGAAAGATAAAAGATTTAACAAAAGAATATGGTGATAATTGTCCATCTATCCATTTAGTATGGGGAGATTTATCAGAGGAACAACTTAATTCACTTTATAATGATGATAAAGTTAAAGCAAAGATAATGTTTACAAAAGGAGAAGGATATGGTAGACCACTTGCAGAGTTTGCAACAACAGGTAAACCAATCATAGTTTCTAATTGGAGTGGATACAAAGATTTCTTACCAGAAGAAAATACAGTTTACTTAGAAGGTGAATTAAAAGAAGTTCATAAATCATCTCAAAACAAATTCTTATTAAAAGAAGCAAAGTGGTTTTATGTAGATTATTCAAAAGCAGCGGCAAAGATTTTTGATGTTCATAAAAATTATAAAACATATTTATCTAAGAGTGAAGGATTGAAAACAAATATAAATTCAAACTTTACACTTTCTAAGATGACTGAAAAGTTAGGTTCTATACTTGAAAAATATGTTAAGGTTGAACCACAGCCACAGCATATTGAGATGAAGTTACCAGAAATTAAAAAATTATAATGGCTTTATATACAAGACAATACACAAAATTTTTAAGACCTGAAAAAAGAATACCAAGAGCTCAAATCAGACCAAGAAACATTTATCGTATTGTAACTTATAGAGATGGACAACCTCCAACTCAAACTGCAGAAAAAGCAAGATATGTTTTTGTAATTGGTATTGTAGGAAATAAAGTACATTGTATTAAAATTAATCCAATAGTACCTTTACATTTTACACAATTAATTGGTAAATTAAGAGATAGAAGAAAACCACTAAGTTCTAAATTAAGATTAGAAGATATGTTAAAAACATACTCACGAGACGGTAATTCTCTTTTTGATAGTTCTATAAAAAATAATAGAAATTTATATCGTAGAGATTTAGATAATTATAGAACTTATATCTTAGATAAAATAGTAAATGTATATGAG